CTACAAATACAGAAACACCAACACAGACGCCTACACAAACGATTACACAGACACCAACAAATACGCCTACAAATACAGAAACACCAACACAGACGCCTACACAAACGATTACACAGACACCAACAAATACGCCTACAAATACAGAAACACCAACACAGACGCCTACACAAACGATTACACAGACACCTACAAATACGAAGACGCCGACACCGACGCCAACACCACCTTTAAGTGGAACGGCTGAAGCGAACCTTTATTTACAAGCAGTATCTACTGCCGGTGGAACATTAGACGCAACAATATCAGCAGCGACAAGAACATTATTCACATCACTTGTTAGTAATGGATTGTATAATAAAATTGGTGTTATGTATCCACTTATCGGTGGAACAGCAGCGTCCCACGCAATAGAAGGTAAAAATCCAAGTGGGACATCTGTATCTTGGTATGGTGGAATTACACACGGAGTATCAGGAGCAACAGGAGCACCAGGTGGATATGGTGATAGTGGATATAACTTTAATGCTATTCCTGTTTTATCGCAGAATAGTATTCATATGAGTTCTTACATAAATCTAAATCCAAACATCAATACTACAAATGAAGGTTTTGGTGCGATTGATACTGCCCCAACACCAAATCTTTATTATCAACTTATCAACAAAAGAGACGAAGGATATGGTGGTAATTCTTATGGCCGTATGGGTGATGTTGATGGGCAAGCATTCGCTTATGTATCCAAAGGACAAGGTTTAGCGGTTTCAACAAGAAGAAGTGCGACTGATAGAGAATTATACTTAAATGGAGCGTCGTTAAATACACAAACGGGTAATTATAATAGTAATCTAGTAACCTTACCTTGTTATGTTGTGGCGGTAAATCACCCTGCGGGCGCAGTAACTGGTAGTAATGTTATGACTTGGGCTTGGTTGTCTGTTGGTTCATCACTTACAGATGCCGAGGTTTCAACACTAAATACAATAATACAAGTTTTCCAAACATCTTTAAGTAGAAACGCTGGAACATTAGGATAATAAAAAAGATATGGAATTGGTAGGACTTTTAACATTAGAAGAAAAAACAACATTATTGGAGCCACAAAGAAAACTGGTTCAACCATCTTGGTATTTTAATCCAATACAAGATTTAGAATTAAATTGGGTAATATCACAAGCAGAAATTGATAATTCTATTTACCTTGAAAATGAATGGGTAAAAACATTACCTTTAATTGTCTGGAACCCACCATTACCACAACCACCAACCATATAAAATGATATACATAGAACAGAACGCAACAAACAACATCTTCGTAAATGTATCCCAATACAAGACGGGGGATTTTGGTGCCAATCCAAGATACTTGTGGAGATTACAGAACGCTCAAGGTAGAAACATCGTAAGTTTCTATCCTGAAAACGCAACATCAACTTACCCAAGTATGTATGCTAATCGTTATGATGTGTTTAGTTTTGATACATTCAAGAACCTACCTGAAAACTTAAATTATACAGGGGGAAGTGCTTGTAATTTACACCTTGAAAATGAAAACCAATACTGGTTAGGTGTTTATGAAATGCCATCAGGTTCAACATCGTATAACCCATCAAACGCAAAGTTGTTAAATAGTTTGGCGTTTATATTCGTTCCTGTTGAAAACGAGTTCTATACAGGTAATACTGCGAATGTTGAACCTAATAAAATCTACTATAAGAATGGAACTGGTATAACACCTACACCATCAAATACCGCATCACCTACGCCTACCCCTTCAATTACCCCAACGAACACAGGGACACCTACACAGACACCAACGAATACTGCGACACCGACTTTAACACCAACGAATACACCAACAAATACTACCACACCGACTTTAACACCAACGAACACACCAACAAATACTACCACACCGACTTTAACACCAACGAACACACCGACCCCAACTTGTCCTGTATTTACAACACAATATCTTAAAACAATAACAGATAATTCTGGTGGTTTTGGAAAAATTATTGTAAGTTTGTATAGCGATATTGGTCTTACAACACCAACAAATGCGATATGTGATTATGTTGTGTCTGGAACACTTATGAATGTTGGAAATCAATATAACTGGTCTAGAACAATAACAAGTGGTTCCCAGTCATCATCGGGTGCTACTGGATATGGTATTATTACTGATGTAATAACTACATCAGTTATACCAAGTTGCGGTTGTGTTATTGTTATACCAGAAATACCACCTACGCCGACACCAACGAACACAGGGACACCCACGCAGACACCAACGCCAACACCTTCACCTACATAATAGGTATGATATACAAACTAAACTACAAACAATAAAGGAATAACATATATTTATAGAATATGGAAAGTAATACAAATCCACAACCAAAGATACATTCGTTTAATGTTGATTATCAAATCAACAGATTAGACACCCGTGAAAACAGGGAAGCAACAGAACGCAGTAAGCCGTGGGTTCTTTGGGGGTTAAAAAATGATTACCCACAATTTATCCTTCAAGTAAAAGAACATTCACCTACGATGTCGGTTGCGATTGATGCGAAGGTAAATATGACTTATGGTGATGGGGTTGAAATAGAAGGTCTTGGTAATGTTCTTGTGAATAAGTTTGAGACCATTAGTGAATTATATTACAAGATTTTTTACGACATTTGGTTATTTGGGGGCTATAGCCTTGAGACGATAAAGTCCCGTGATGGCAGCAGAATTGAAAGTATTTACCATATCCCATTCCAAGATGTTCGTGTTGGAAAAAGCGATGTGGATATTCATAATAGGGAAGAAGGAACTTTTTATTTTTGTGAAGATTGGCAAAATACACAACAAAGAAGATTAGTTGTAAAGTTTAATTCCTTGAATATGGAAAGCCGTGAAGGAAGGGAAATGGTATATTGGAAAGATTACACCCCAACGATGAATAGACATTACCCACTTACACCATACCAATCATCAATAGATAGTTGTGTGTTGGAAGCAGAAGTGTATGAGTTTCACAAGACAAACCTAGCAGCATCACTTATGCCGAACTTATTTGTAAGTTTGATAGGAGACCCTACCCCTGAAGAAAAACTTGAAACCTACGAAGAATTGGTTAGGTCTTATCAAGGAAAACAGGGACAGAAACTTATGTTGGCATTCAGTAATTCAAGTGAAGAAAGACCTGTTATTGAACCAATCAGTAATACGGGTAATGATACATTCTATACTGAAATATTACAAATGTGCGTCCAAGCCATTCTTACGGGTCAGCAAATAGCCAGTCCGCTTCTTCTTGGGATTAGCACATTAAACAATTCGGCATTCAGTCAAAACGCAGAAGAAATAAATGTAGCGTGGAACTTGATGATGGAAACAACAATTAAGCCGATGGTTAGAAAAGCAAACGCATCTATTGAAAACATATTATCGTTGAAATACAATCAACCAATTAAATTGATAAACAAGTTTAGAAATCCTGAATTATGATATATTGGATAAGTGAAGATTATGTCCGTGATAATTTACCTGTAGAATATTCCCTTTTAAGCGGCAACATTCTTCCAGCCCTTCAACAGAGCCATTTTATCAACGCCAGAGACATCGTTGGTGATAGGTTATTTGATAAGATAAATGAATTGATTTTAACCAACACGATTGATGACCCTGCTAATGAAAGGTTCAAGTTCTTATTGGATAATTACCTACAGAATGTAGTGTTGTATTGGACTATGGTTTATATGACTACCAACCTATTAGCCAAATACGCAAACAGGGGTATTCAATCACAACAGGGGGAGTTTTCTAATAATGTTGATTTGTCTGTATGGCGAACCTTGAAAACGGAGTTTAGCGATTTAGCAACATATTATAGTCAAAGATGTAATGATTGGTTGTTTTGGAACCAGAATGACTATGTCCCATATTATACTTATATGCTGACTAATGGTCTTCAACCTGCGAACCCCCGTGATAAGTTTAGAAATGGTGGGATTGTTTTAGGAGCTCGTAGGAGATTTTCCTATAACAATATGTGCTGCTACTAATAAAGTGTCTTAAACATCAATTAAAGTGTATCTACCAAAGTATAATCGTGGGGAGAGTATATCGGGTTATGTTGCCCGTTGTTCGTCTAGTCCTGATATGGTTAAAAATGTAGGACAGATTGGGGTTAGAAGGGACATCTGTAAAGAACACGCAGAACAAATTAGGGTTGCTATTAGACAACCTTTTACTGAACCTGAACGAAAGTTGGGTCAAAAATAATTTAACTATTTTTCTTTCTTATTTGACTTTTGTATAATAAAGGTGTATTTATTGTATAATTGTATAAAAATATAAAATATGGAAAATAGAAAATGTATTATGGTAGATGAAAGCCTACACAAAAGATTAAAAACTTATTGCGCTTCACAGGGGATTTCAATTAGTTCCTATGTTGATTATTGTATTCATCAAAATCTAGTTGGTGATGAATTATCAATAGACGAAAAATGGAATGAATTACAAATTAGGTTTCGTTCCCTTATGAAAAAAATTAAAGATGATGGTGAAAAGTTTGTTGAAAGTGATGAATACAAACAATACTTAAACGATGTTGATACTTTTTGGAATGAAAAAGACGGACAATAATAATGTAATATTCAGACCATCTTGGTTTAATACACTTGAAAGATGGTCGCCAGAAATGATAAAAGAATTGATGTCTATTCTACACGCTTATTCCAATAATGAAGATGTTGTAATTACAAATGAAAGAATATTAGATTTTTGGGATAATGCTAAACCACTATTAGATAGTGATAGACAAAAATATACTAAAAAGGTTGAAGTAGCCCGTGTAAATGGTAAGTCAGGTGGTGCTCCAATAGGTAATAAAAACGCATTAAAAAACAACCAAGAACAACCTATAACAACCGAAAACAACCAAGAACAACCTACTTGGTTAAATAACAACCGAAAACAAGCTATAGATATAGATATAGATAATGATAATGATATAGATAAGGATAAGGATATAGAAACTGATGAAACAACCCTACAATTAAAATCATATTCTTTTGTTGAAGAAAAAGTTAGTGATGATGATGTAGAACTTTTTACTTGTATGTTTGTTGATTTCAAGGAAGATGATAGGAACTATGATGAATTGTTTGATATGTGGGTTAAACTTACCTTCAACGAACAGAACGATAGTATCCGCTATTACAAAAACTTTATCAAGTATCAAACTTCAAGGAAAAAACAACTATCATTATTTTTTTACTTAAAAGATAAAAAATATAATTGGACTACTATTAGAAAATGATTATATTTATATTCAAGGGGGGGTTCGCTTTCTAATAATGTTTCCCATATCATTATTCTTTTATTCAGTTATGTCCTATAATAAAACCCCCCTTTTTTAATACTTCAACGAATATGGAAAATGATGACGAATTACTGATTAGAAGGAAGCGTGTTGATGAAGAAGGTGAATGGGAATACGAATGTAGGTATTGTGATAAATGGCTCCCCAAGAATAAGTTTAGGGGTTGTATTGATTACATAGATGCTTACGGGAATTGTTTAATGTGTTCTTCTTGTAGAGCAACAAAAGGACAACTAAATCAAAAAACAAATATGCGAAGAGAGGCTGATATAATTTTTACTAACTTGGGATATGACTTATCAGGTGAAGTTCCAATTTATATTCAATTTCATCAAAGACATAATTTACCGATTAAAAAGAAGGACTTGTAATATTTATACAATATGAATGATGTAATAACGACAGCGATAATAGGTTTCATTTCAACGATAGTGGGATATATTGCTGGTAATAAAAAAAACAGAGCAGAAGTGAATGCTCTTGAAATTGAAAATGTTAAAGAAGTAATATCAGTTTATACTATGGCGATAAACGACTTGAAGACAGAAATTAAAGAATTAAAGGAACAGGTAGAAAAATACCAAGTTCATATTGAAAAACTACAAACTGAACTTTATACTTTAAGAAGTCAAATGAACCTTGATGTAAGACCCGCACTATGATAATTGATTATACCGAAGTAGAAGTAGAAGAGTTCTTTAACCTAGCCGTTGAAGACAGAAAGAAGGT